TTTCTAGCCCAGCCCGGACCAAGCGTTTTCAGGTTTGGGTCACATGTCTCCAGGTCTATGGCAAGTTCTTTACAGTGCCGCAAATCAGGAAACTCTGGCGGCATATTCCAATCGTGTTCAATCAAATCCATTTCATTCTTGATCTGATAGTCTTTGTCGTTGGTTGATGAAAATAAATTATCCTGCATGATTTGTCATAGCAGATTTTTAATTAACTTAAACATTTGTTTCCCACCTAAACTTTAATTGACCATATATCGGTTGCCACTTTCTTCCGGGTCGGTTCATCCATCCTTTTGTTTTAGGTTTCACTTCGCCAACCAGTTTCCATCCTGCTCCCTTCAGGCTCGAACCTGTTTCCGATTGCAAGGTGTACGTTATCATTCTTGTACCTCCCATCTGTTGCCAAATCCGCCAACACCTTCCGTATAAAAAGGAACAAGCATTCTTTGGTGCATCGTCCTGCACACACACCCTCACTATTTCTGCTGTAAAGCCATCCATCATGCCCCTAGCTACCGGGTTACCTACAATGGCAACACCAACCAGACAATCATCGTAGCTTGCACCTATGGCAAACTTACCACCTTGTGATGGTTTATTGTGACGGTGAAAGTTTTCCACAAAATTATTTGCCTCTCGCAACGTAATAGGAACGACTTCAAGCCGGAGTATCTCTTCACGTTTCAATGTTTCACTCCATCATATCCCGCTACAACAAACGTGTCGCTCTCTACGTCCCAAGTAAAACGCACGGCGTCAATGTCCTCATCCTTCATATTGTCTGGAACGCGCTTTCGCATCTCATGCTTGGTCATCTCGTGCCATTCTTCAAAAGTTATTTTTCTATCTGTCTCGGGTTTTGTCATTTCTTTCTCCTCCCAAAGCAGCATATCCACAAATGTCTACCCAGCCATCCATGTGATTGGATTTCATTAATCGAGAACACTTCATCAAGATCATACACACGGCGACCTGCTCCTGCGTTACTTTAGTACCAAGGAACACAGACCAGAGATCAGCAATATCTTGAAAATTCTGTTTTGCATCGCCGTAATTTTTGTTTCGATCTCCGTTGATAAGTTTCTCAGCTTGCTTGAGTATCTCGTTACGTTTCATATTCTTTTCATCTTCTTCTCCAACAGGATAATTATAAAGCCCACATTTAGGACACTCGTCTTGCGAATAACGGTTCCAAAAAGTAACCCACGAATAGCCGCAAGAACACGTATAATTCCATTCCAACGGTCTTGGATAAGGTATCATCCAGTACACTCCCCATCGGTTGCCTGACAAAGAGCACCCTCCATATCAAAGATCCAGTCTCCTTGCCTATCAACGTAATCCCCAAGCTGTTTGTATGTGCGGACATCATGGAAAGATTTATCTTTCTGCTCCTCCCAGTTTTGCCACCACTTCATTCTGTCTGGGTGTTCTCGCCACATTGCCGCCAACGTAGCCTCACTTTTTAAAAAACATCCATCACAGTTACCTGAACCAGGAAGAATGTTGAGATCGAAAGGACTGCGGCTCCAAAAGCCCATAATGTCTCGTCTGGTGACACCCGCTTCAGCTAATGGAAACCAGTTGACCCAACGCTTATCTTTGCTTTTTTTAATTCTTTTTCCCTCATCGGCTCTTATTCCTATCGTATTAGTCCAATGAGTCCAACCTAATGATAACAAATATCTCCGCATAGTTTTAACTTTTAACTCTTGGGTGCACGACCTGCGAAAAACATTGGGGAGCATATTGAAAGAAAGATACTTATCAAACGGAACACCATCTCGTGATGCCCTGTGCCAATCGGTAGTTTTAAAGTAAGCAGTGCCGTTGGCGTATCTATTTGAGGGTGCCCTATCGTACTCTAACCACGTTACATCTACTTGCCACTTATGTTGTACATCACGAACAAAGTCTAATGTCCCAGGCATCTCCCTACCTGTGTTAGCAAACAACACTTTGCAACTTGAGGGTATCCCTCCGTTCTCCTCAAGTATGCGGTGCAGCATGTAAGCGGAGGTTCTACCTCCGCTAAAACTTACCAGTGTTTTGCCCTTCGGCAAGATAAAGGGTTTTTTAGATGTCATATTTAAATTTCTTGTTTGACTCTAAAAGATACAAATTTCTTTTAGCTCTTGTAACAGCAACATAAAAAGCTCGATGTTCTTCATCTTGGTCTGGATTGCTTATACAAGCAAATGTGCTGCCAAGATAGACAACACAGTTTTCATCCTCTCCGCCTTTCATCGCATGAAAGGTTGACACCTTGATTCTGGGAGGTTTTGTGATATCCTCGCCCATGCGCTCCAAGGACTCTATGTATATTCTCTCTTGGTTCCCCAGACCAGCTACAGCATATGATTCGGCCTCCTTGGGCGCAACTAACCTAAAATCTTTGACTAATTCCCAATAATTATACGCTGCTTCCAAGGAGGCTTCTTCTATAAGTTGCTTGCCACCTCTCTTTACGACCCTTTTATCCCCTTGTTTGGGTACAACATCATAAAAAGTTTTTAACTCCCTTACAGGAATTGACTCTCCTGCTTGTAACCGCTCCCATATACGCATAGTAATTATTTTTTCTGGGTTTACAGAGGCAACGCCTTTGACTGAATAATAATACCCCATAATACGCAAGTCATCGGCAAGATCCTTAACAAACGAATTAGTTCTCGCCATAATTGTCCAAGACCCTTCATGTAAAGGAGCGTCACTCAAACGCCACAAATGCTCTACGTGGCCTGACTCTTTTCTCGGTAAAAACTCTTTGGGCAGTCTAGATTTTATTCTTTTCGATAAACCCAGTGCCAACTTCCAAATGCTTTCAGGTAATCTGTAGGATTGTTTCAACACATGCATATCTTTTGAACTGTCCATAAACAACTGAACGTCAACACCAGCCCACTTGTGTATCGCTTGGTCGTCATCTCCTGCAATAACGGTGGTTTTACTCCTCTCAGACATCTTCTTTTCCATGTCCCACTGTAGGGGAAGAAGATCCTGTGCCTCATCAACAATTAACAAATCAAGTCTCGGCGGAGTAATATATTTAACGTATAATTCAATCATATCCTCAAAATCGTGTTTACCATACGTCTTTTTGTAGTTTTGGATAGTTTCAAAGATTTGAACAAGTTTCTCATAAAATAAGTCTCGATTGTTTGTTTCTTTAAGCTCATCGGACAAACTAACTTTGCGTAATCTTGAACGAGCAATGACTTTAATGTAGTCGGCTCCTCTGCCCCCCACGGTTGTCATAACAAGTCCATCTTCCATCAAGTTAGGCTTGTCTATGAAGTCTACGCCCAAGGCATCACCGATAAGTTCAAAATCCTTACCTTTCATAAGCTTAGAGTTATCTAAACCCAGACCCATCATGCCAAGAGAATGCATCGTCTTAACGAAAGGAAAATCTCTTTTTGTTAGGTTAAACTCAACACACAATCTTCCAATCATTTCTTCTACAGCTTTACGTGTAAACGACACCATACCAAGATTTCCAGGTAACCCTCCTTCTGCAAGGTAATCACGCACATGTTGAACTAAAGTATGTGTCTTTCCACAACCAGGTGGACCCAAGATTAGTTTAGTCACGGGACTCTCTCTTGTTTTCCAACCATTCATGAATATCGTTTTCTACCCAACGAGTAGCATGGCCTTTTTTGTGTTCTCCAAATCTTATTGGTTTGGGAAATGAACCCTCATCTGTCCACTTCCATACAGCGGATTCCGACACGTTAAGCCAAGCAGCTACCTCTTTTGCTTTCAGTAGCTTGTTAGAATGGGATGTCATCTCTTTTAAACTCCTGTGGTTTCAATTTTACTTCTGTCTCCTCAAATTCAGGCACCCACCACACGCGAACCGTAGTTCTCGTATCATCGCTCTTGCGTATAGCGTGGTGCCCATTGCACTTGTCATGTCCATTGATCAGTCTTAATTGCTCTTGGATTTGCACTCCGGTGTAGTGCTCAAACCGTCTGTTCTTTAAAAACTCTAATAAACCCTCCATTTTAAAATACGTCCTGCCATCCTCTGTCCATGGCTTGCCCAATTCCAGTTCCTCTGGGACCATAGCCCGAACACGACCCGTACAGAATGTTTTAAGCAACTCCTTAAATTGACCAGATATGGTTAGCTCTGGTGGTACTTCCATTTTAATAGCGTCACGCATCAAAACATGTACCAATTGATCCCATTTTTTGGTTTTGATTTTAGGAGGCATTTCATTAGCTTGCTCCATACAGGCTCGCTGCCAAAGCATTGGATTTTGAAGTTGTTCTGTAAATAACTGAATACGTTTACCGTTGACGTTCATAAAATACAGTCGTGGTTCTGATAACATAATCGTAAGACCACCAACTTGTGGCATTGTTTCAGCCTCGCTGCCGATGCCGTGATTCCGCATTGAGCACAATTCTGGATCACAGAAACTCTTGAAAGGCTCTTGCTGGCACAGATATTTGTAGTCTTTACGACCAACAGACTTCTGAACCGTTAGCATTTCTTTAGCCTCTAATGGCGGACTGAACATTTTACGGTTTTGTTTTTCTAATTCTGGCTCCCAGTCATCGCCAAACTTCTTTCTTGTATATATACCAATCTGTGTAAGACATTGGTTGCGGTTCTCACCGACTGGTCCATGCGAAAAGATGTGCTCAAGACACGGCGGCCCATCAGTAAAATACTTTCTTTTGCCAGAAAATTTGAGCCCTTCCAATTCTGACTCTTTAATCCGACTACTGTCTATCGCATCTAAAAACTCTTCGATCTCCATGGCTTCATGTTTTTTATTAAAACAATACCTGGTGGTAATCTCACAGTTGTAATATGGAAGGTTGATCGGATTACCTACGTCCCCTCGATCCGCAAGTATTTTCTCCTGTTTCGGAAATATCTCTGCGTTGGAGAAACCCAATGCAATCTTAATCTCTGTTAAATACTCTCTAAGCACCGCCGCATCTAAAGACTCTTCTAAAAACAAAAACAAATGTGCACCGCCAGATTTTGACCGACAGTGCAACAACGGAAGTTTAAGCTTCTGAATATCATTTTGTAGACTTTTATGATCCAGATCGTAGTCGTCTATATCTAACGCGCCCCAGTGGCACGTACTATCGTTTTTAATCGGAATAGATCCAACGCCAAGCTCCCCCCGAAGATGACGTTGGACCTTTTCCTGATCCAAAGGTTGACGCACGGTCATGTTATCTGTTTCGGCCTTACCGTTACGGTTTGTCCGCTTAACAACAGCTGTACCATGCGCGACCTCTGAACCAACAAAGGCAGCAAGGAAACGTTCTGCTACTGACATTAGAAGGGTATTTCATCCCCTTTAAGTTTTTCAGAAGCTTTGCTTCCCTGCTGCCCTGTGTTGTCGTGAACCTCATTTGATTTCACATCCACCGCACCCTTTTTGCAGGTCAAATGAAACTCCTTTGCCATCAGCATCATATCCGATGATGTGCGTTCTAACAACTGGACGTTCCACTCAGAATACGTCACATTGTTTCTTTTGATCTGTTTAGTTACTTGTTTTGTACCAAGTTTCCATACGTTCCAAAAGATAGGTGCACTTGCGACCTGTCCTGTTTTCGGATGTCTCATTCTCTGCACGTTCATTGCCGACTTCCATTGACGGCTTGTCTTTAACGAAGCTTTGAACATCGGTAAAATTACAGGTCGCCAATCGTCCTCGCCCGAACTCATCAAACAAGCAAAGTTATCTGTTTTTATAACTTCTTCGCCTGTAGCACGTAAGATTTCTGTAGTTCCATCACGATCTTTTTCTGCTTGGTTATAATCCAACTCAGACATCTCTCGTGAAAAACCACCCTCCCCAGAAAACACTGGATAATTTGTACGCACAAAGCAGGGAATAACAGTCAAACCATCCGACCCAGACCATTTTTCTCCAGTCAACTTACAGAAAATGTCTCCATCTTCTAATGCGTCAACTTCGTTTTTCTCAGGCGACATGCCTTGGATCATCTTCAAACGTGGGACCTGTAATTCGTCCTCGTTAAAATCAGTTCCAGCACCCGCCATGTCCCAGATATCATCTATGATTTCTGTGCTCACCATTCGATCATCGGCCTGCTTAACAAGCTCTGCTGTTTTTGCCATTATTTTGTCCTCCTTATTTCTACCATCGGTGCAACGTAAGCACCAAAAAGATCCAAATCGATTTCTTTGCCCTCAGTCACACGCTCTTTGATAAACGCCTTTAAAGTCTGAGAATGAATGTGAGTTTTCTTTTGTGGCTGGAAGCCTTGATCCTGTAGGAGCCCCACTATATTTCCTGCAAGATTGTCCTCGCCACGACCAAAGGTCACAGTTACATCGTTCTTGATTATATCATCCAGACCCCTGTCCCTTAACCAAGAAAACGCTTCATCTTTGTTTGCAACAGGAATTGATGCATGAATCATCGTCTTCTTAGATACTTTCACACCATCCACTTCCAGTTTTTCCAAAGACATTTCGTCCATTAGATCTGGTGCAACCTCAGTTACGATCTTATGTTTTTGTGCTTTGATTGTTTTAAGAAATTGCTCTGCGTCATTTATCTGATCATCGAGCTTTGTTAGTTGTCGAACAACGTCCGACAAAGTCTTCATGCGGTCAGTATCAACACTTTCTAATGCTGCCGCTTCATCGAACAACTCATTAAAGATATCGTCCGTTTGGTCGAGTATGTCACCCACAAGTTTCTCCTCTTCAGGTTAGTTGACATAATTACTTCACGTAAGTAGAGTGAATACATTACACACTATGTGGAGATTACATGACCGTCAAGTTAAATTTTAAGAAAAAACCATTTGCTCATCAGGAAAAAGCCCTGGCAACAGCGGATGGCAAATTGGAGTTTGGTTACTTTATGGAAATGGGTACGGGTAAGTCAAAGGTTTTAATTGACGAGCTTGCAATTTTGCATTTACAAAAGAAAATTAACTTTGCTCTCATCATCGCACCGAAGGGTGTATACTCAAATTGGGTGCGAAAAGAAATTCCAGAACATATGTCAACGGACATATCGCACCGAACAATTCAATATTTTTCATCAGCAAACAAAAGTCAGTTAGAGCATATGCGGAGTGTCGGGCAACAGTTCGATGGATTAACATTATTTGTCATGAACGTGGAGTCATTCTCCACGGTCAAGGGACAAAAAACAGGTCAGTACCTCCAACGTATGTTTGGTAAATATGGTCTTATTGCCATTGATGAAAGCACAACTATCAAGAACCATAAAGCAAAGCGAACCAAAGCACTCCTAAAGATATCAAAAAACTTTGCGTATCGGCGTATACTAACGGGTTCTCCGATAACAAAGTCCCCAGTGGATATATTTTCTCAGTCAGAATTTTTGCGTCCCGGTTTGTTAGGTTTTGAATCATTTTATGGCTTTCAAAACAAATATGCAATTATGGAAACAGGGTACAACGGGTATCATAATCGGGAGTATAGCACCATTGTTGGGTTTCGAAACCTGGATGACTTATCCAACCGATTACTCAAATGGTCATATCGAGCCTTGAAAAAAGATTGTCTGGACCTGCCAGATAAATTGTATACTTCACGCAATGTACCACTGACCCCAGAACAAAAACGCATGTACAAAAGCATCGAAGAGGAAGCGTATTACATGTTTGAGTCGGGTGACCTTACTACGGCACCCGCGATTATCACCCAGATGTTACGATTGCAGCAAGTTTTGTCGGGGCACCTCCGTACAGAAGAAGGGGAGTTGCAAATGTTCCCCACATATCGTATAGATGCGTTGCAAGAAGTACTCAATGAGCATGACGGCAAGGCGATAATTTTCTCCAGGTTTCGTTATGACATTGAGAACATCGTAAAAACTCTGCCAAATGCAGGTGCATACTACGGTGGAACAACAGATCAGGAGCGTCAACTGCTAATAGATGAGTTTCAAAACCCCGATGGCAATATACAATATTTTGTCGGGAACCCACAGACAGCTGGTTATGGTCTGACTTTGACCCAAGCCAACTTAATCGTCTATTATGCAAATGACTTTAATCTTGAAACAAGAATGCAAAGCGAAGACCGGGCCCATCGAATCGGTCAAACAAAAAATGTCACCTACGTTGATCTAATCACACCTAACACAATCGATGAAAAGATTGTTGAAGCTTTGCGTAATAAGATTGAACTAGGGGCAAAAGCATTAGGAGAAAAGGCAAGAGAATGGTTACGACTGAGCAAGACCACGATGCAGTGGTAGAAATAATGGTAGACTACAAACGTGGATTACGAAATTTGCAAACAGCTTCCGCTGCCCTTGCACACCACACTGGTATTTTACCTGAGTTTGGTGCGGCGTTGTTAAGAAGCATGAGTAGAAACAATGTAACCCAAATTCGCGGTTACTCAAAAGAACCAGAACGAACTCTCAAAGGAAAAATCGGTAAACCTAACGAGTGTAAAAACAAATAAAAAATGCCCCGCCGAGGCGGGGCAGTCAATCAGAGGCAAACAAAGTCGAGCGGACTTTAACGAAAACCCTCAAGCTATTCTAGCTTATCACTCGTTTCTTCCCCTGTAAACCTTTCATATTCCTTGTTTATAATTACAGACATTTGTCGTGTCATGGATCGTTGTTCCGCATCCGCAATCTCTTTTAATTTTTCACGGTCATCCGGAAACAACGCAATGTTTTTGTATCTCATAGCAGACCTCACAGTATATAATATGCCTTCGTACTCTGTACATTAGGAAGAGTTGCAAGCGCAGTATATACATCTTGTTCACTCTCTGCAAGTTCTTCACATATTTCTGACAATGTCCACAAAGCTTCATCCTCTTTTAAAAGTCGGGTAATCCTACTAGGCAACGAACCGTTACCTGCAATCTTGTGTAACCCCTCCTCAACCGGATTTACTTGCGATACCAAATTTGCTCGCATTGCCCGATATTTTATCTGGTCCGCTTTGTCGGGATAATTCGGTACAATATAGGCTTGGATTGAATCTCCAGGCTTCAATCCTAACTTATCAACTATTCGGGAGTTGATAAAAATACCATCACCATCCTTAGTCACCGCAAATGCGCTACCAGAGAAGACAATCTCCTCTACCACCGCTATTTTCAATTCTGTTATTACTTCACTCATTTATTTACTCCAAAAAATTTCAACCAGCATTTATACATGTCTGCCCTTCTCCCTAAGTTCTTTCACAAATTCCTTCAACTCGCGCCTCGCTCGATCCCAATCTTGATTAACGTTAGGATGCTCAAAGTTTGTTCTTTGACTTTCATTTTGACACTGATGCTCTTGGTTCTTTAAAAACTTCAAGTGCGCCTTTTCAAACGGTGTAAGTTCTTTCATGTCCCCTCCATATAACTCTCAATTAATCCTTGCGCGACTTGCGCCGTGATGGCGTTGCCGTAGGCGCGAAGTCGTCCCACTCTGGCGGTAGCCCCATGAGCCAACGGGAATGTGCTGGGTTCAACTGGCCTCCACTTTCCATCTCGGCAGAGGAGCCAGTCAGCATTTCCCCAGTGACCGTTAGTCTCCTTGGCTCTGGTTTGGGCTTCACCTCCCCTTTCGCCTCCATCACCGCTTCGATCATATCCGGTGACACTTGCTCCCTCAGATTGCACGGAAACGATCTGTTCTTTCGGGTCGTCTGATGCATCCGGATCATCGCCTCTCGGCTCCGTAATGGAAGACTGTCCATCGTGTTCGGTGTCGCCCATCCGGCTAGTGCTTGCGCCGTGTCCGCCAGAGTCATTGATCGGCCTGTCTCCAGTCTTCTTTGGCTGAACTTCTGAGGATCTCTCACTCGGCTCATATTGTCGTCCGCTACTTGCGGTGTAGGCCATCCCGAAATCTGACTCTGTTCGGGTAGATTGTGACCCCGACTGTTCCACTCCTTGACCGACTCCGGTTTCGCCGCTCCCTTGTGATCCGCCGTTGTCGGTGTTGA